GATAATGCTTGGTATCAAGATCAACTTAATGCTAACAAACTGTATGATGTCTGATAAACTCTGGAAGGTCATTCTTTTGACTTCTATTCTCCTCATTGGAGACCCATTTGTGACTCTTAAAGCACAGACTGTGCCACCAATCAAAGTGGCACATGACACTCCCAAAACCTGAGTTTATGTGCTATGATGTATACATCAACAGTTGAGGAACCAATGATTGACACTTGCAAACTACATGATGATCTAGAACAGTTTGCTTCTTATCTTGGTGTAGATTATGATGATTACTATGAACTCATTTATAATCTACCTGATGAAGATGAAGATGTTGAGATAGGACTTACTGCTTGATTGTATAGGAATGGGTTTGCCTAAGGATTGGAAATGTCTGATCGATAAAGTTACCCAACTTGTTCTCTTCACTTGATTTCTTTATTATGTCTATTGAACTGATGGTTTCTGCTCTTCGTCGTGGTCAAACTGGCAGTGAGATTCTTTCAATTCTTGATGCTATCACCAACAGTGATGATACCAGTGCCACTGAAAGTGCAGTTGCTCAACCAACCTCTGAATGGATTGAGTTCTGATAAATAGGGGCATCAAAGGTCCAAACTTTGAGTAAGTCCCTGCCCCCTCCATGCCTCTTAACAATGCACAAACAGGAGGGACTCTGGGCACATAGCATAATGGATAATGCAACATCCTTCTAAGATGACGATTGGGGGTTCGAGTCCCTCTGTGCCTGTTATACTTAAGAACAATGAATACACCTAACTGGATACATAACTCAGGTAAACAAAAGAATACAAAAGGCACTTGCAAAGGCAAGATTAAAGCACGAAAACAAGCACTCAATCATATAAAAGAGAAATATAAAGTAAAATGATACACCAACATACTCTACAAACAGCAGCATCATTTGATAGAATTGATGATGCTTTGCGTGGCAAAACTGATGATGATTTGAGTGAACTTATTGAAGACATTGAGTTTACATTGTATAAAGCAAAAGAGATCTATAATGCTCAAGTATCAATGAGTGGTGGTTATGACTATGATTCTACACCATATTGTGACCTTCCTAGTCGTTATTGATGTGCCACCTGTAGAACTGGCACAATAAAAGAGCACAGACCCCAAATCCATGCTATCATACTTGTATGATTAAAAACACAACTTTGACCACTGAACAAGTTATTGACAAGATTGAGCAGTTCTGTGATGTTCTGCGTACTAACTTTCAATCTTATTCTATTGAATGTCATAGAAAGTTTCTTGATGATCCTGAAACTAAAGAATGGCACAGGGAACAAATTGATAAACTTTGCATGGGTGAAGGTGTTGATCAATACACCTATGTGAAAGGTAAAAAGTATGCCAAAATCATTCACATTAACTCTAGTGGACAGAAAAGTGCTCATGCCTTTGTAGATCTTAACACTGGTGATGTATACAAATCTGCATCATGGAAGGCACCTGCTAAGGGTGTGAGATACAATCTTATAGATGAACAATCTTGTGAACAAATGTATAAACGTGCAGACTGGGCAGGAAGTTATCTCTACAAATGAAATCAGCAGTATTTTGTATTATTTGTTTGATGATTGCATTTGTTGTGAGTAACAATGCAGACAAACAGATTCAGCATGATACACAAAAAATGATGCACCAAAGTTATACAATGTGACACTTGTAGAACTGGCACAGACATGATTGACTTTCTGGTGAATCTATGGTATCATACATGTATGAAAGATAAATTTATGACTGATTCCACTCTTGATCTCTTCTGTGACCATGCTGATGCACAAATGGCAGAAGAATATGCTATGGAACTTGAAGCAAAAGCAGCAGAATTAGAAATCACTGTAGATTACTACATGGCAGAGTTTCTCTGATTCTTTGACTACCAACAACAACATTATTAACAACAAAATGCTGACTATCTCTCAACCTTTCAATCACCTTGATCTGCCTAAACTTGCAGACATTCCTACTCAAACTGTTAATGGTTCTCGTAAGTATTGTGTGAATTGCAAACTGTTGCCTTCCATTACTTCTGTTACTTCCTATCAGACTCGTCATAGTATCAATGAGTGGAGGCAACGTGTAGGTGAAGAAGTTGCAAACAAGATCAGTCAGTTTGCATCTACTAATGGTACAAAGTTCCACAGTATTGTAGAGCAATATGTGGACAATTCCATTGACTTTGTAGAGTATGAAGGCAATGAGAATTATGAAGTTGCTCTAAAATTGTTCAATCAATTCAAGCACCTGCTTGATATGATTAACAATGTTCACTATCAAGAATGTGCATTGTATTCTGAACAATTAGGCATTGCTGGTCGTGTAGACTGCATTGCAGAGTTTGATGGTAAACTGTCTATCATTGACTTCAAGAGTTCTTCTAAACCAAAGTATGAATCTCAGATTCTTGGTTATTTTGTGCAAGAGACAGGTTATGCTAAAATGTATGAGGAAATGACTGGTCGCAAAGTAGAACAAATTGTAACCCTTGTTTCTTGTCATTCAGGTGAAACACAAGTTTTTGTCAAGAATCCTGATGATTATGTTGACACTCTCAAGCAATACATTCAGGAGTACAATAACAAATGAATGAGTGGAAGTGTACTGTAAGGACACCATCTAATTGGTTACAAACTGTGAGGGTAGAAGCATATTCTCACAGTGATGCAGTTTCATTTGCAGAGTCTATGACTGGTGGTAAATGTATCATGGCAGTTATAGACAACTCATACAGTTCTGATGATGAAGAATCTAGTTCTGGTTCATCATCAGGATTTGATGTTGGGTTTGCATTACTTGCATTTGCAGCATTTATTCTAATTGCTGCCTGGAAGTATGTCCTCCTATTTGGTATTCTTGGTCTTGGTATTTGGATGCTCATAAATACACTCAAAGACTGATTTTTTGCTCCTAAAGCATTTAGTGGCGATGTACCTGACTTGTAATCAGGAGAGGATGGTTCAATTCCGTCTGGGAGCTTATACAAACTACAACCTGTATAAATAACTAAAGTAGGTTGTAAGTTGAGATGCCAAATCCTAAAAAACCAAGATCTAATTGTTTGAACTGTGGTTGCGAATGCACAAGGTCAACATCCATTTATTGCTCAAATAAATGTCAAAAGAGTTATGAAAAAAAGCAAATAAGAGAAGATTGGTATAACAATCAAAATGCTCCTGGTTGGAAATATATTAAAACAATTTTATTTGAAGATAGAGGAAATAGATGTGAAGTTTGTGGAATTAATGAATGGAATGGAAAATCATTATCATTAGAAATAGACCACATTGATGGTATCCATACAAATAATAATCCAAATAATTTGAGAATTATTTGTCCTAATTGCCATTCTCAAACTGATACCTACAAGTCAAAGAATAGGGGCAATGGTAGACCATTAAGAAGGTCAGGTCAGTGATACCATGTGCCACTTGTACTAGTGTCACACGAAATGAGCACAGACCCCAACTCCATGGGATCATTGCAGTATGAAAAATCAAAACACCTCTCAAGTCTACCACTATCACACCAACTGGAAGGAAGGTAAAGTGAATCAAATGTGGATTCAAAAAGTTGAAGATAAGTATGTTGCTATTGCATACAATCCTGAGAAGAATTGTAGCATGGTGATGTCCAAACCTCGCACCAGTTACAGTGAAACTCTTAACTGGGTTCGTGGTTGGTGTGGTACATTTTGTGTTCTCCCTAACTGATAATATCATGCTTGATCAAGTTCTAATGATTGAAGATGCTCTTACAGAGAAGCAGTTGACTGCTCTTCGTAATATGATGTATGTGTATAAAGAACTTCAACAGGAAGTTCACAACTATCCAGAACCTCAAAATCTGTTCACTAAAACTGAATTTGAGTTGTTTGACATTTTTGATATTAACTAAATGAAACTGTTTTTTGCTGGTCTAGTTGTTGCTACTGTTGGATTCAGTGGTGTTGCGCAAATCCTAGATGTTGGTCTGAACATTGTACAAACTCATGCAGAGCAACTCAATACACAACTATCACA